TGCGCTTGACTAAAAAAATTTGGGCGCGTAGGATTCGGGGCATGGGTGACAAACGATCGAGCCAGGCACAAACGCCGAAGCTAGAGCCAGAGAATCAACAGAAAATTGCGACCGAGTCGGGAGAAAGAGGCATCGGCAAACACCGCGCAGGCTGCACATGCAGGTTCTGTGAGAAGATCAGAACCGAGATCGCCGGAGCCGCCGCGAAGCTCGCCGCGGGTCACCACGTTAGGCGCAGACTCAAGCCTCGTCAAAAGTTATTTATCAGGGCCATAACCAACCCCGTCGGACCTGCATTTCAAAACGCGTCTGCCGCAGCCCGACTCGCGGGGTATCAGCCAGATTCCGCAGAGTCCATCGGGGCTAAGTTGTTGAGGGACGAGAGGGTACAAACCGCCATGATCCGAGCCTGCGAGCGAGCGGGTATAACCGATGACTGGATCGCACAACGGCTGCGGGAGGGTATGGGAGCAACAATCGTTAGCCGTGTGAAGCATCGGGGCGCTTTCACTGACGAGCGTGTTGATCCCGACTATCACGCGCGCGCGAAGCATACTGAGCTCGTTCTACGTCTCAAGGGATCCTTCCCGCGCGAGACTGAGTTCGAGGGCGGCGCGGTCGTGATTCGGGTCCCGGCCGGCCAGGAGGCGCGCCTTGCGCTAGCGACGCGCGCGGGGCAGAAAATGTCAGCGCGCGCTGGCGCACAAGCTGTTGATTCTATTGATGACGAATCAGAGTCGTCGGGGTAGCGGAAGGCTTTTGTTTTCTGCCAGGGACCGGCTGCCCTGTCAGAGGAGGAGGGGGCGCACGGCGGGCTTGCGAAGCGCGGGGAGCGCCCCTTCTACCATCCCCGTTGGCTGGCAACGATTTTCCCGTGGCACGGTCCGGTCGGCCTCGAGCGTTTCGCTGTGGCACGGTCTACCCCCCCCCTGCCCTACCCTGCACCCCCCGTACCCCCTCTACGACTGGTCGCCGCTGCCAAAATTCAGTGATTCTGGTCGAATTCTCTTGACACGCATCTCACTGTATGAGAATACTCATTCAATGAGAAGGTTAAACGCAAAGGTAAAGAAGTGCAAGCGGTGTGGGCACGAATGGGTATCGAGGGTGGAGGTACCGGTGCGGTGTGCGGATTGCAGGAGTGCGTACTGGAACAAGGAGTATGCAGGGGAGGAGGAAGGGAAGGGAAAGTGGGGGGGTGGACGTGGGAAGGGGCGAATTGGGAGTCGGCGGCTGGTACCGGTGGAGGAATTCTGATGTGCGAAGACGTGGAGAGGATGGAAGGGCAAGAGGAAATGTACCGCGTCCCGGGAGCGAGTTGCGAACTGCGGGAGGGGTATTTGAATATCGGGTAGTGGGCTAACGCCCTGTTGCCCGATGGAAAGCGCGGTTCTAATTGGGTCAGGGTTCGGCGTGCAGAGTTCATACATCGAAGGTATCGGGGAAAAGTTCTGCAAAGACGATCCTACCTTCTCGCCCGCGCAATCTTATTTCTAGCACCTTGCCGAAAGTAGTCTTAGGGCGACCGACGGAGAAAAATTGTGGAATGTCTCGGTTATCCACCCAAGCAAGGCGAGCTTCGGACAGGTTCACAGTAACCAAAAAATCGGTTCCTTCTATTCCTTCTATCCCGAAGTGCAATTCTGCCGACGAAACATGCTTGAGCACTCCGACAGCCCAAACAGTCATACCCCCCAACGTCGCGTGTAGAAACAAACTAGCAGATGCGCTTTTCCACTCTTTCAATTTGTCAGGGAAGTCCTCTGTTGATGAACTCATGTTCTTGGGCCTCGCTAGAAAATGTGGCTTTAGAGAAGCTACCTACTGGGCGTCGAAACTCAGGTGGCGCTATCAGCGACTTTTACCGTTGGTTCGGGTGATTGATCTCCTGCTTGATCGAAATCATAAGCCTAATTTGGTTTCCCAGTTATCGGCATTTCTAAGAGCACTCGAAGAGCCGCTTCCTCGTCGAGCGCGTCTCGGACTTGAGCGCGTAGCACGCCGAATATGGTCCGCATCCGTTCAAGAAATGGCTCAGTCTCGGGATGCTGCAAAAACTCATGGAGCCGCGCTTCCCAAGTATCGCGAACCCTCGGATCGTTACAAGTCGAAAGCATCGCTTTCAAAGCGAGGTTCTCGGCGTAAACCTTCTCGAACTTGTCGAGAATCCTGAGAACTTGTTCTTTTGCGGTTGATGTGGATTTCATGTCGTGAATAGCTCCTCGATGCTCCAGATGTGGTCGGTAAGGTTAGCCTGCATTGCAGGCGTGACTCGAAGGGTCTGATGAACGCGCACGAAGTTATACCACGTCATGTAGAGCGAAACGGCGGCTTTCAGGTTCGCCAGCTTCTTGCTGTGTCCGTTGGTGAGTCTAGTAAAGCGCCGGAGATGGGTTCGCACGCTCAGATTGGCCCGCTCAACATAGCTGGTGGAGATGTGCCAAGGGTCGGGGTTTCCGCTGATCGGGCTTGGGATAACCGAGACAACTTGGGAGGGCTTGTACCACTCCGGCCCTTCCGCGTCGGGCGTGCCGTAGAGCTTCACAAGCTGCGCGAAGTCCACATCGGCCCCGAAGTATTCCTCAATCGCCGGGATGTAGGCCCGCAATCCGTCTGTGGTGATCTGGAATCGTCCTACGGTGCGGCTACTCAGGTCGCGGATAAATGCGTGGGCGCTGGCCGGGTCGCGTTTGCCGACAAGGTAAGAGATTATCAGCTTCGTTCCGGCGTCCAGTGCGATCCAGACATAGGCATCGCCCCATTCTTGCGGGTCGTCGGTAAACAGGTGCTTCTCTTTCGTGTGCACAAAGGTCCAGAGTTCGTCAGCCTGGACAAAGCGGGGTCGGATGTTCTGGATATAGCGGTCAAACACGGCTTCGCATTTCTGCCCTACAGTGTTCAACAGGGCAAGGATCGTGCCCTTGTGGGTTCCTGTGAGGCGGGAAGCAGCACGCACGCTGACACCCTCAGTCAAAAGGGAAACGATCTGCGCGGCCTTGCTGACTTCAATGGTGTGTCGTCCAAGGGGCTTCGGCTGCGGGGTGGAAAACGTAGCCCTACAGGATCGGCAGCGATAACGCTGGATTCGCCGTCTGCCGTAGGTTCCAAATCGCTTTGCGGTTCCGTGCTGGCATTTCAGGCAGGTCATTGGGCTTCTCCTCTTGTGCTTTCTGCGGAGAAGCCTGACAATCAAAGTCTCGGGTCTGAGTGCGGGCTTCGTCCGCGCTTGGATTCTGCCCCGCTGTCAGTTAACGCTGGCGGCGGGGCTAGGTTTCGTTTGACGGCCTCGGAGGGGCTTGGACCCTCAATCTCCCGCTTAGTAGGCGGGCGCTTTGTCCCGTTAAGCTACGAGGCCGCAGGATGGGGGCATTCTCGGTCACTCCAAGAATGCCCCCAAGTTCTAGCCGCTTCTCATTGGTGGCCCACTAATCACGACAACCTCCTAATCCTTCTTCTTCGCCAGAATCGTGTTTGCCAAGCTTCCGCTTGCCCCGTAGCTTGGCCGCCTGTGAAAAGGCTTCCAGCGAACGGCCTCTCTCCCTTCGGTAGTGATGACAGAGATTTCGTTCGAGGCAACAAGTCGTCCAATAAGGTTGTGGATCGCAGCCAGAGGATTCTTGTAGCCGCTGAGGTCGAATCCCAAAGCCACCAGTTCATCTCGGATTTCAGGGGCGGTGAGGTCTTTCGGGTGAGCCTGTCTCAGAATGCCTTTGACAATCTCCGTGAGGCCCAATGCTTGAACCGCCGAAGGCTCCAGCTTCATTTTCCTGAGAGCTTCCAAGGCAGTCGAAACCGTCTGCTGCTTGCTCAGTTCGCGGAGAGCATTTATCGCATTCTCAAGGCGAGTAATGCGTTCCTGAGTGGCTTTCAGCTTTCCGAGTTCTTCGGCCAGTTCCTTCTCAGCCGTAGCCAGAGCCTTTTGAAAGTCGCCCTGTGTCATGCGAGGAGTTTACCGTGAGAAACGTAAATGTCAAGACAAATTTTTTACCGTTAACAGGTAAATGGGCAGAAGCCATTTCCGATGCTAAGAGAGAGTTGGAACAGGCCAAGTCGCGGGTGAAAAAGCTCCGGGCGGCAATCCGCATCTTCCAAAGGCTTGCTGAGGCCGGCGAGCCATGGCCCGGAACGCCGCCGCAACGGAACCAGCCCCATGTGTGATAATCGGACAACCGAGGTGGCAAGAAAGAGGTGGACCGATGGAAGCCCTCCGCAAAGCATGGTGGCTTTTTGGCGTTCCTGCCGTAATTGGGTTCCTCGCTTGGGGGCTCTTAGGCATAACCAAAAGGTCGCCCTCGTTCGGGGATTATTACATTGTTGTCTGGGTCGCTTGGGTTTTAGGGGCGGCTTGGAGGCCGCTGTGGTGGAAAGCCAAGGCCAGTCCGGTCCTGAAGCAGTGTGACAACTGCGGGAGTGTGGTTATCTTTGGAGGGAAAGAAGAGGCACGCCTATGACTCCTTTTGAGAACGTAATTGTTTTTGAGTTGACCGATATTCGGATGTTCCGCTTGCAGTGTAAGAAATGCGGAGCGGTTCGCTCCTATCTGCCGACTAGATGGGAAAGAATCCCGACGATTTGCGGCAACTGCGAGGAAACCTGGAATATGGGCCTTGGGGAACAAACGCTCAAGAATTTCAGCGATGCGGTTGAAGCATTGTTAAACGCCGCTGATCGACTGAAATTCAGGTTCCAGCTTGAGCTTCCGAAGCCTTAAAACCCAGAACAGGGAGATTCAGCATGGACGACCCAGCAACCGGGCATGTTGCGACGAGGGCAAGAAGGACTAAGTTAGGCATCTAGTGTGCCATTCTAGGGAGGAATCATGGCTCCAGCAACACCCCATCAGCCCAGTACCGAATATCGAGACAAGGGGGGTGTGGTGAGGCTGCTACGGCGGCGGGTGAAGGACGCACAGCCCGGGCTGGGGCTACACGAATAGAGGAGGCACTGATGATTCACTCTTGGCGATCTGCGTGCTGCGCGCTGGCGGGGATATTGTTTGGGGCCTGCGCGGTGGTGAATGCCTACTGGGGGATGGCGGCAACGTTTTTGCTGCTGGTGCCGTGGAGGTTCTGTATCCGGGAGACAGGGGAGTGGCTGTACGAGTTAGCGGAGTGGCACCGTAGGCGGGCGGAGGTCGACGAGTTGTCACTGATTGAGAGGACGTGACCTTGACCGCAGCATCCATTCTCAGGGTTGTCAGCATGGCGGGCACGCACATTGAGTGCGCGGTGGCGGAGTTGGATTTTTCCGAGCGCAAAGCGCTGAACCGCGGGCTCCTGGAACTCCAGAGCGCCGGCCATGCCATTTCATCGGACTGGACGTTCGACGCCAAGGACGTGGCGGAGAAATTCACCGTGAACCACTACAAGACGTGCAAAGCGTGCCAGGTCTAAGCGTGAAGTACGGCAGCCCGTTCGCGGGAAAGCGAAGGCAAACGCGCTCATCGACAAGGGATGCGCTGCGGGTGATGGAGAACGGAGAGATTGAAGGGGTGGTGATTGCGGTGCGGGGCAGGTCGGGCCTGCAAGTTTTCGAGCTTCAGTATGAAAATCAGAAAAAGGAGAACCCATGAGAAAGAGAAAGGCGTTTTCAGTTGCGCTAGTGCTTTTGCTGGCGATTGCTGTCAGTGCTCCGTCATGTTCGGACAGTTCGCTGCGCCAGGCCAGTGTGGTCATCAACGACTTTGCGAACTCTCTGGAAAAGGTGCAGGACGCCGAGATCATCGCACACAACCAGGGATTCGTGAGCCAGTCCGACCATGTGGCGATTCAAGCGACTATCGAGAATCTGGCCACCTACGGGCAGAGCGCAGTCACAGCAATTCGCGTGCAAAAGTCGAAGGTCGGCGCGATTGCGGCGATTGATTCGGCGCTGGTCGAGATCGACAAACTGCTGAACAAGGGATTGCTCGGCGTGAAGAACGAGCAGTCGAAGGCTGGCCTGACTGCGCTGATTCTGGCTGTGCGGGGGACACTAACGACAGCGAAGGCGTTGCTGACCTAAGAAAGCGCACCACAAATTTTGAACGAAGGAGAACACGATGGCGAACGGAGCACAGAAGTACGAGAACATCATTTCAATTCTGAAACTGGTTACGGATCTTTCGCCGCTCGCGGTTGCCCTGATCAAGCAATTGACCGAGAGTATGCAGGGCAAGAGCGACGAAGTGATCTTGGCCGAAGCCAGCGACACCTTTGACCGCATCAAGGCCAAAGCGCGCACCGAGCAAAGACTCCCAACCGATCCTGAAATGGGGATGTAGAACCAAATCATTCTGACGAAGGAGAACCCGCGATGACCGAAAAGAAGTCCAAGCCCAAACAGAAAGACCTTCCGGGGATGGAAGCCCGGAAGATTCCCGATCTCCACGCAGCGGCCGAAGCCTACGCCGAAATCCGCTAATCGGACAAGCCGGAGGAAGCGATGAATAGCCCGACGCAGCGGACGCTGAAACTGTTCCGCGATGCGGGATGGACGTGCTCGGTGGTGGAGAAGTTCAACCGCTTCGCACGCGTGCGTCAGGACGTTTTTGGGTTCGGGGACATCTTGGCATTTGCCATCCCAAAGCCGCTTCTGGAGACAGAAACCAAGTACGGGAATCTGGGGCACGGAATCGCTCTCATTCAAGCGACCTCAGACACCAACATTTCCTCAAGGATGAAGAAGGTGAAAGAAAACCAAGCCACAAGGGGATGGCTCTCTTCGGGCGGAAGGATTTTTGTGGTTGGCTGGGGAAAGCGTGGAGCCCGGGGGAAAAAGAAGTTGTGGCAACCGTTCATTTCGGAAGTCAGTGAGGGGTCTCTGTGAAACTCATCAAGAACAACCGATGCCGGCGCCAGGGCGGGATGGCCTTCAACCGCCGCAAGTGGATTGTTGAAATAATCTTAGGATTAAGTCGGTGAAAAACATATCCTGGGTACTCTACATCATACGTTGCAAGAAAGGGCCGCGCTCCTGGTCGGCGGTGGCGAAGTTGATGCGCGTGTCGCGGAGTTACCTGTGCGACGTGATGGGAGGGAGGAAGCGTCCTGGGCCGAAAGTTTTGCGCTGGGTGGGAGTCGAGGCGGTCGAGGGCTACCAGTGGAAGTCTGATCGTCGGACAAGGAAACCACGATGACCAAGCGACCACTACAGGCTGATACGAATTTCATTCAGGATTAAACATGGCGGTCAAGATCACAAAGAGCGGTAACACGATTCTCTCGGACGCTGACTACACCGCGCTCCGCGAGCGCGTTCACAAAAAGCAGGGCGGGCGCTGCGCGGATTGTGGGCGCAGGATGGAATTTTCTCACTTGCACCACACGGACGGCAGGAGTCGGGGCCAGCGGGACGACGCAGAGGAGTCCACGAAATTGCTCTGCCCGCGATGCCACGGGCAGAGGCATGGGCAGATCAAATAGGGGGCCGCATGGAAAAAGCCCAACGCTGTCCGGTCCACGTTGTAGTAGAGATGGTTCGTGTAGTGGCCAGCGAACCTGTCCGGCGCGACACGCGGCACAAGTCGCCATTCTCTACGAGATTCGGGAAGCATAGGCTGATACTTCGATGCCCGGTTACAGGATGCCCGCGGGTGAGCATGTTGCCAGAGGACGATTTCTTGGATGAAGGCGAAGCGGGGCGCTGCTACGGAGCGCATCTTTCTGAAAATCGCTGGCGAGAAGCTCTCGACGAGGAGTGAAGATGCCGAGACCGAATCAACCAAAGGCACTGAGCGCAGACACGGCGATTGAGGCCGCGAAGACGATGGGCTTCGAGTACCTAGGAATCCTCTTTCGCTACAAGCAGGACGGATCCATAGGAGTGTGCTGGTCCAAGGATGTTCCGCAAGAACTCAGGGACGAAGCTGAGCAGAAGATGAACCTCAACTTCGTTTCGACTGATCGCATGACGCAGTAGTGGTAGAATCCAGCCGTGCAGATCATTTCCGATCCCCCGAGCGACCAGCAACTACCAATTCAAATCTACCGTAGGGGAAAGTTGGCTTGGGCATCGCAGCTTGGTCCGCAAACAGGTTTGTTCGGTTGCAAGGCAGATATCATTCAGTACGGGGGGGCGCGCGGCGGCGGAAAGTTATCTCCAGATGATTCTCTGGTCTGTACGCCAAAGGGATTCAGAAGACTTGGGGAACTGAAAGTTGGACAGCAGGTAACAGATCCGGTCACGGGAGGGGCTTCTTCGGTCATTGCAATCTACCCGCATCCAGAGATGGATATTTGGGAATTCGTTTTCGATGATGGAGCTTCTCTGGAAGTAGGGGCGGATCACCTGTGGGCGTTCCGCTTAAGCAATCACCACAGACCGAGAACCAAGGAATCTACCCAAAGGAATTTCTCTGTGCGAGTTCTTGGAAGCACGCAGCCCAAAACTCGCTGGCATAATTATCAGATTGGAACCACCCAAGAAATTATAGACTTATTTCGCAAACGAAAAAGATTACGTTTTCCTCTGACCGAGCCAGTATCTTTTACAAATAACTGGATTCCACGAACAAGAGTGTCGGCGTACCTAGTTGGGTTATTTCTTGGAGATGGCTATCTTCCCCAACTCAAAATCACGAGCGTAGATTCCCAGATCTCCGAGTACCTAAAAGGTCTCGGCTTCAACAACTCGCAGGGCGACGATGATTGGCGCGCCGTAGGAAAGATCAGGAAGTCTTTGTATACGCAGTTCACTGACTACGGTATTTTACATTGCCGCTCATGGGAAAAGTTCGTTCCAGAACCACTGAAGAATGCTTCTGTTCAGGAGCGCCTAGAATTACTTCGCGGCCTTCTTGATACTGATGGCACAGTAGACAAGAGAGGTCGTGTAAGTTTTTCAAGTGTGAGCATCAGGCTGGCTCAAGATGTTCAGTGGTTGGCTAGAAGTCTTGGAGGGAAAGCAAGACTTTCTCGACGCCAAACCTATTACGAATACAAAGGCAAGAGAAAGAAGGGACGCCCTTCATTCAAGATCAGTATTTGGATGCCAAAAACATCTTGCCTTTTCAAACTCATCAGGAAGAAGAAGCGCTGCACGGACAGTTGGAACGGCGGTCACGAAATATCTAGGAAGTTGTCGTCCATACGATATGTTGGGAAGAAGAAGGCCCGCTGCATTCGCGTGTCCTCTCCGTTCGGAATGTATGTTGGGAATGATTTTGTCGTTACCCACAATTCGGACGCAGCGATCCTCTGGGCGGCTGGTTTTCACACTTTTGGAGGGACTCCGTACTTCGATGTGCCCCGCTACCGCGCCGTCATCTTCCGCCGTTCATTCCCCGAACTGAAGCGCACGCTCATTGAGCGGTCGTTCAATATGCTGAACGATTGGTGGAAGTACACTGAGCGTGACCACATCTGGGAACGGAAACTACCTGGGGGCGGGAAGGCAATTCTGGAATTCGCCCACTTGGAAAGCCCATCCGACGTTTTCAAGTACACAGGCGCCGAGTATTCGCGCATCGTGTTTGACGAGTCAAACATGCACGCAGAGCAGGAGGTTCGCTTTATGATTTCCTGCTTGCGGACAGCGGCACAGGGAGTCAAGCCACAGATGCTTTTGCTTCCGAATCCGGTTGGGCCAGGATTCGGCTGGCACAAACTCCTGTTCATCAAAAACAAGGAACCTTACACGCTTTACACCGATGCGGTGTGGCCGTCTGATCGAAAACCGCTGGGACTCTCTACCTACTTCATTCCTGCTAAGGTCTGGGACAACCGGGAACTCCTCAAGAACGACCCTGGCTATGTTGACCGCCTGCGCTCGCAATACGGCAAGCTCGCCGAGGCGATGATCGAGGGAAGTTGGGAAGAGGGCGAGCACATCGCGTTTAACGAATTCAGTGAGGACACGCACTGTATTTCGGCTTTCAACGAAGGTGGTCAGTTTGTGATTCCCTCATGGGCCGATACCTGGCTGACAACGGACTGGGGCGGTACAGGGCCGAAGGCCAAAGACTTCGCTTCAACGGTGATGCTTGCCGCAGACAACAAGAAGGTGTATGCGGTCTGGGACCACACGCGGAAGGGCAAGGACATAGTTCCCTACGCCTACGAAATCCTTGAGCGTGTCCGATTGTCGGACAAGCTCCAGAAGCCGACGTTCATGGTCCTCAGCCACGATTGTTTCAGCGAGCACGGTGTAGGAAAGACTCAGGCCGACCAATTTGCGGACGTGATGCAGAAGGGGGGAATCACCGTCGTCAAGGGAGACCGTGACCCCCAAGGCCGTCTGATTCTCATGCGCGAGTTCCTGCGGATCACTCCCGTCAGGTCTGCGGGACTCGGGCACGACGCGCAAGACTTCGAGTATTGGAACGAGGAATTCAGGAAGCGCGGGGCTCAGGCCGGCGAAGAGTACATGCGCGCGGCGGGAATTCTGAGGGACGGAGAGACTTTGCCGAAGCTACTGTTTTTGTTGCCGACTCCCGATGGGCGCTACGGATGCCCCGACCTGATAAAGAATCTTCTGATTCTCGCCGTGGATATGAAAAACCCGCTGCAACTAGCGGAAGGTCAGGATGACGATAGCTGTGATGCGCTTGGTTCGGGACTGAAGTTTTTCATTGCTGGTCCTCAGAGACCGCGGGAAGAAATCTACAAGGAACTGATTGGTTCTAACCTGCCCGATTCGACCGTAGCGATCACTTTGGCGACGGAAGAGGCTGAGCGTAGGTACAACAAGGAGTCCGACGTTCCTACTGGACCAATCCGGTGGCCAATGAAGAGTTTTGAGTAAGACTCCCACCAGTTTCCTATTGACAGCAACCGTCTTACACGCCTAGGATTCCTGTAATTGAACGACTGCGAACACGACCGGTGGCGGGGGAGTGCCGGGGCTTGCTAGGCTCCATCGGCACTCCCCCGAATCTCATCTGGGAAGAAAGTACGCAGTCTACAAGGAGAGACTGATGAAGATCTTCAAGATTCTGCTGGGACTCGCTGCGGTTCTGTTGTGCGCGACGATGGCTGTGGGCCAGTCCACCTGCCCGAGTGGGTACGAGGTCGCTCAAGGATTCAAGATCCAGAATCCGAGCGCGGCCATCGGAACCTACGTCTATCCGATGTGCGTGAGCGTCACGAATGGCCGGCTGCTTTTCCAAGGCGCGCTGACCATGACCGGAGATCACCTGAGCGTGAATACGGTCGATGACAGCAAGCAGGTGCGAATCAACAGTCGCAACTTTACACAAGTGACCGGCGATTCCATCGGCTTTCAGGTCAAACCTGCCCAATCTGTGAGTACCGCTGGGGCGCTGGAGGGCGGAGAAATCAGTCCGCGATTGAACAGCGGCGTCGCCGCGCAGGATGTTCGCGGTTTACACGTTGACATCTATTTGAAGGGGACTGCGGCCGGAACCGTATCCAACGATCTTCACGTTATGGAGATCGAAGCAGTTACCGATGATGCCGGGACGCGAACTATCGGCGGCAACGTCACAATGCTACGCTTCCGTGCCGCGTTTTCGGCCACAACGATTGCCGGGACGTTCGTTCCCATCCGGATTGAAAAGGCCGAAACGCAGACCAACTCGAAACAGTTTGATGCTGTGCTTGAGTTGCCGTCTACGAATGGAGCGGTGTGGGGAGAGAAGGGTTCGGACTACACGCCCTCTCAGCCGCGCGCCAAGATCAAGGTGCTCATCAACGGCACCCCCTACTGGCTGATTGGGTACGCAGTAGAGCCAACCTAGGAACCAATGAAGATCTCGGTCCTACTGCTGGCCTTGGCACTTGCACTGTTTCAATCGCCAGGACCGCCGGCAACGCCTCCGCAAAGCGCTCCGGTCATCCAACCCCAGAGCGCGCCGCCCCCCGTTTTCACCAAAGAATTGTTCCAACAGCGCATCGCCTATCTGGAACATCAGCGCGACCAGATGATCGCAAACGTGAATGCTCTCGATGGGGCGATTCAAGAGTGCGCGTTTTGGTTGAAGCAATTGGAAGAGGCGGAGAAAAAGGCGAAGGAAGAGAAAAAGGAACTGCAGAAGTCTCCCGATAAAAAGTCAGAGAAACCAAACTGACGGAGGACTCATGTTGAAGAAAATCGAAGCGGACTTCGACAAGGGTGTGGTGACGGTTTCAGGGAGTCTTGCCGGAGACTCTTCGATCCCGTTGTTTGATGAGGATTTTTCAGTGAAGTCGGCCAGCGCGTCAATGAAAGATGGGGTTCTGAGTTTCGAGCTCCAGATCGTTCCGACGAAGGATCTGAAAGCAGAAACGGTAGCCGGACCGGAAGAAGCTCCCGCCAATCCTGCCAGACGCAAGAAAAAATAGCGGCTGAATGAAGAGAAGCGATTACAGCACGACCGCAATTCCCCGCCTCAGTACGTCTTTCCTCAAAGGAGAAGCACATGGACGAGCTAGCGATGTCGAGGGGTGAAGCTGTATCAAGCACGAAGAACGCGATGACAGGAGGCAAGTGGGAACTGCAAAGCCTCAATGTCAAGCCGGCCGAAAACGGATTCACGGTCACTTGCGAGAAGCGGAAGAAGGCCAAGAACGGTTACGACTACAAGAGCAAGGACTACGTGTTCGAGAACGTGGAGTCCACACTGACCCACATTGAGTCCGTGCTCAAGGGAGAAGATCCCAAGGCCGCAGACTACGAGAGCAGAGAGGAGGACTGAGATGCGGGCATTTCACAAGACGGTGTCGTCGGCGGCCACGCCAGAGCAACTGACGCCGCTCGACCGGTTCGTGAAGAATTTCACTATCACGCCGATCAGGTCGGACGGTTCTGACAACGGTGCCGTAACGGGCCTAGGGAACGCATCGGATATGAGCATCGCCGATCTCTCGACGGGAAAGGTGTTTGCAGTATTGGCGCCGCTCCAAGCCAAATCTTTCAACGCCAAGGGAAGCGGGGCACATAACCTGAAAGAAATCTGGATCGACGTGACGACCGACGGAGACGGAGTTCTGGTTCTCATCGAGGACTAACATGCGAAAAGCACTCTATGTTCTGGCCCTCGCGGGCCTGTTGTGCGTTACTGCTGGGGCTCAGAGCGCGAAGGTCTACCAGGTCAATACCTGGCTCGGGCCTCTGATCCTCAAAGGGACTCTGGAGCCGCAGGACAGCGGCTTTGTTTTACGCTTCCAAGATGAAGGCAGTAATATTGCCACCCGCAGCGGTGGGCTAATCGTCATCAACTGTGTCGGCGCAGGGGTGGCTTGCACCTGGAGCGAGAATACGCTGACGCTGACGGTTGCTGCTGGCGGGGGCGGGGGAGGCATTGCCGGGACAATCGCCAACACGCAGGTGGCCTTCGGAACCGGAGTAGACACAATCGGTGGAAACGCTGGGTTCACGTTCAACAGTGGCACCGGAGCGCTGACAGCAACGAGTTTCGTCGGGAACCTAATCGGAAACGCTTCGGGAAGCGCAGCTTATCTGGCTACTCCGCGGGCAATCAATGGAGTCAATTTTGACGGTTCGGGGCCGATCACCGTTCCAGTGAACAATGCGAATGACGCCACGAACGCGAGCTACTTTCCGCTGTTCACCGCGACGCAGGGAGGAAACTACGCAGCCAAGACGGTGGCTGGATTCACATTCAATCCGTCCACGCTCACGCTGACGGCGAACACCTTCTCGGGAGCATTGAACGGCAACGCCTCAACAGCGACCTCGGCCACTTCCGCCACGACAGCCACCAACGCCACGAACACGGCGATTACCGACGACACCACGACGAACGCCACGGTGTATCCGACTTGGGTGACGACTGCATCGGGAAACCAAGCGCAGAAAGTTTCGTCCTCAAAGCTGTTCTTCAATCCCTTGTCTGGCGTGCTGACCGCGACTGGATTCAGCGGCCCACTGACGGGCAACGTCACTGGATCGGCGAGCCTGAATCTTCTTCTCACTGGCGGGACGTTGACGGGCGATCTGCTTTTCTCGACCGATAACACCCGCGACATCGGCGCCGTCGCGGCCACGCGCCCGCGCACCGGATACTTCGCCACTTCGGTTGTCGCTCCCCTGTTCACCGGCAACCTGACGGGCAACGTCACCGGCAACGCCTCGGGCAGCGCCTCCACCATCACCGGTGCGCTCGCCTTGGCCAACACTCCGCTGACTACCCTCGGCGACCTGCTCTACGTCAACGTAACCCCCACCCTCACCCGCCTGGCCGGCAACACCACCACCACGCTCAAGATGCTCAGCCAGACCGGGAACGGCTCGATCAGCGCCGCGCCCGCATGGACGGACCCCAAAGAATTGCTGGCGCTCGCGGATCTGAGCGACATCAGCGGCACTTCGGGCAGCGGCTCGACCGCGCTGAAAACCAGCATCACCTCGATGACCGACGGCGACGTAATCTGCGCATCTTCAGGCAACTGGGTGAACTGCTCGCTCAGCACCAGCTTCCTCGACAGCGCTTTTCTATTGAACGACAATACCGACACCACAAAATTCGGGGCCTTCGACATCGGCACAAACGTCGGCACGGGCACGACCATCACTGTGAAGTGGCCGAGTACCGCCGGGACCATAGCCACCACCGCCACCGCGCCCATCACCTTGAACGCGACCACCGGCGCCATCGGCGCGACCTTGATGGGCAGTGCTCCCGGAACGAAGCTGGCCACGACTTCACTTTCCAGCGATCCCACCACCGATAATTGCGTGAAATGGCTTGCTGGCGGCATCCTAGGCGATGCTGGAGCGGCCTGCGGCACCGGCGGTGCGGCAACCTGGGGAGCCA